GCGTTCAAGCGGACAACGACCTTCTGGAACCGGAAAAGGGTGGTGGTGTCAACGCCGACGATCAAGGGTTTTTCGCGGATTGAGATGGCGTTCAACGAGTCTGACCAGCGGCGGTATTATGTGCCGTGCGTCCATTGCGATCAGTACCAGGTGCTCAAGTGGGCGCAGGTGCAATGGCCGGAAGGCAAGCCGTTGGAGGCCGCTTACTTCTGCGAGTTGTGCGGCGCGGAGATTTCCGACGCGGACAAGCTGGCAATGGTGCGCGGCGGGGAGTGGCGGGCGGAGTCGGAGTTTCACGGTACGGCGGGGTTCCATATCAACGAGTTGTATTCCCCCTGGCGATCCTTTGCTGAGATTGCCTGCGACTTTTTGGAGGCGAAGCGCAACCCTGAACTGCTGCGGGTCTGGGTGAATACGGCGCTGGGGGAAACGTGGGAAGAGTCTGGGGATATTGTCGAAGCCTCGCCACTGTACCACCGTCGCGAGCGCATGGAGAATATGCCGGACGGGGTGAAGGTGTTGGTGGCCGGCGCGGACGTTCAGCAAGATCGTATCGATGTGACGCTGGTCGGGTTCGGGCATAAGGATGAGGCGTGGGTGTATGACCATGTGCAGGTGTTTGGCGATCCGGCTACGCCTGGCGTGTGGGCTGACCTTGACCGACTGCTGGCAACGCCGATTGAGTTTGCAGACGGGCGCAAGATCATGCCGGCGGTGACGTGCATTGACTCCGGCGGGCATCATACGGCAGAGGTGTACAACTACTGCCGGACGCGAGTGGCGCGGCGGGTGTATGCGATCAAGGGGATGCCGGGGGAGGGCAGGGCGCTTGTTACCAGGCCGTCGCGAAGCAACCAAGGCAGGGTGCAGCTATTCCCCATTGGTGTGCATACCGGCAAGGACTCGCTCTATGCTCGACTGAAGATCAAGGACGCTGGCCCGGCGTATGTGCATTTCTCGACGCGGCTGGACGAGGAATACTTCGCACAGTTGACGGGGGAGAAGATGGTGACGCGCTACGTCAAGGGCCGACCCACGCGGGAGTATGTCAAGACGCGGGCTCGGAATGAGGCGTTGGACTGCATGGTGTACGCCTTGGCGGCGCGGGCGATTACGAATATCAATCTGCATGAGGACGAGAAGCCGGCTGGGCCTGCGGTTGCACAGCGTCCGAAGCAGTCCTTTGTCAACGGATGGAAAGAGAGGGGGCGAGGATGGGGTTTGTGACAGGAGGAAGCATGAAGCTACTGCTGCGGATAGACGAGGTGCGGGTGATGCTTGGCTGTAGCAGGGACCATGTTTATGACCTGTTGCGTGATGGACGATTGCGAGCGCACAACCCGAACGGCAGGCCGGGGACGCGGGGTACGCGGATCATAGCGGCATCGGTGACGGAGTACGTTACCAACGGCACAATCCACGCCGACGAGTGGACAAAGTAAACAACGGGGGTTGTTATGGTGAAAACAGTCGATGGGAAAAGACTTATAAACGCATCAGATTTTTTGGATATGGTAGGAGAAAAAAGGCAGGGGAAAAACGGGCCAGCAAACACATTAATCGCTATCAAAAAACATGGCCTAAAAGTTGTCCATCAAGAGGCATACGGGCGTGGAGTTGCTTTTTATGTAGATGAAGACGAGGCAAAGAGTGTAGCAGAAAGGTTCCTTTCTTTAAGAAAAAACGGCGCACAGGATGATTGCAACCAACCACTAGTTGATTTTTCAAACACTCTTACCAACGTATACGAAAGGCAGGAGCTTTTAAATTCTTTTATGTCCGGGCTGGTTATAAAATTCAAAGAGGTAGATGCTAAGGTTGACAAAATAATAAAATATCTCGACATTTAGTTTTACCGCCCGCCTTAACCGGCGGGCTTTTTTGTTGCCATGTGTCGCCATGCGTGGTTATGCGTCATTGTTTTGACGCTTGCACCTGTCATAAAATTGACGCATGTCTATTACTGCGTCTACCACCGAGCCGACAACCGTCATTGCCGGCGATTTTGTCACCTGGTCACGCAGTCTCCCCGATTATCCCGCTCCCCTGTACGTCCTCTCATACGCAATCGTTGGGTCCGCTGGCACAATGGCCGTCACTGCCTCGGCAGACGGCACCGACCACCTCATCGAGATTGAGGGTGACAGTCAAACGGGACCGCCGGCGGTTGTCGGTACGGAAGATTGGGCGGCGGGGTTGTATCGCTGGACGGCTTACGTTACCGAGGTTGCTACCAGCCGGCGCACCACCATCGGCACCGGCAGCCTGACCGTCGAAGCCGATCCCGCCACGCAGTCCGCAACCGACACCCGCAGCCACGCCCGCAAAGTTGTCGATGAGTTGGAGCGCATCCTCGAAAGCCCCAAGAAACTGGCACAGCAATCGGTGACGGTAGACGGAAAAACCCTCCAATGGCGGGACATTGATCAACTCCACTCCCTGCTGTCGAAATACAGGGCGGACGTTCAGCGCGAGGACGCCGTGGCCTCTGGCGCCGCTCCCTTTGCCAGCGTCAAGTTCGCCTTTACGAGGACATCATGAAGAAGGGTGTGTTCGACCGCTTACTCAAGGCCGTCGGCCTAAGAAAGATCAAGGCGGAAGGATATCGTGGTGCTGAAACGAGCCGCCTTTTTTGGGATTGGGTGACGGCACCGTGCAAGGTTGACGAAGAAGTCAGGCGCGACATTGCAAAACTTCGGGCCAGAGCAAGAGATCAGGCCAGAAACAACCCAATTGCCCAGCAGTACCTGTCACTCCTTGAAGATAACGTTATCGGGCCTAACGGCTTCAAGCATCAATCGCAAGTCCGCTTTGCCGGTGGGAAGCTCAGAAAACAGATCAACGACACCATCGAAGGATACTTTTCGGCCTGGGGGCATGATTGCACCGCCGATGGCCGCATGTCTTTCTTGGCGCTGCAAAAGCTGTTGCTGAGGAATACGGCCACGGACGGAGAACAGTTTGTAAAGATCCTGCGCAACCGTGGTTCTTTTGGTATTCAACTCCAAACTCTCGACCCTGACCTACTCGACCACCAGCTAAACCAAGAGAAAACCAGTAAGCACGGCGAGATCCGGCTGGGCGTCGAGTGTGACCGACTGGGAAGACCGCTCGCGTATTGGTTTAGGGAGTCCTACGATCTTGGCGCTTCACTTGAGCGCATCCCAGCATCAGACATTATCCACATCTGCCGGCCAGACCGGCTGAACCAGACGCGGGGCGTGTCGTGGTTCTCCCCTGTGTTGGTTCCGCTGAAGATGCTCGATGGCCTCTACGAGGCGATCCTTATTCTCAACCGGTTGGCAGCGAGCAAGATGGGGTTTTTTGTCCACAAAGACGCAGGGTCGTTTGACCGCACGGCGTATGATGCGATGTCGCCGGTTGAAGCCGAACCAGGCAGCACGATTGCGCTACCACCCGGCATCGAGTTCCAGTCCTGGGATACCGGCAACCCGTCCGCAGAGTTGAACGCATTCAGCAAATTGATCCTGCGCCATATCGCATCCGGATTGAAAGTCTCCTATGTGGCCCTGTCCAATGACTTGGAGGGGGTAAACTACTCATCGATCCGCGCCGGTCTCTTGGTCGAGCGGGACCAGTTCCGCACTCTCCAGCAGTGGTGGATCGACACGTTCCTGCGGCCTGTGTATGTCGAGTGGCTAAAGTCTGCATCCCTTTCAGAGTCGTGGGTCATTCTTGGCCGAGACTGGCGCATGTATCAGTCGGTGCATTTCGTGCCGCGTGGATGGCCGTGGGTCGATCCGCTGAAGGACATCCAGGCAACGCTGCTTGCAATCAACAACAACCTCGGAAGCCGTACCGACGCCTTGGCCGAGGGTGGCAAAGACATTGAGGAGGTGTTCGAGAAGATCGCCGCCGAACGTGGGCTTGCTGCCGAGTTTGGCATTGACCTGACGATTGACGACACCAAGCCGCAACCTGATGCGGAAGACGATGAAGAAGAACCAGTCGTCATGGCCGGTGGTCAATCGATTGTCTACAACATGACGAGGAAACCATGAGCAAACCATTCTACGAAATAAAAAACGCGGCCAACGACTCTGCCGAATTGTGGATTTACGAGCAGATAGGAGAGGACTGGTTTGGCGAGGGCATTACCGCCAAGGGATTGGTTAAGGAGCTGTCTGCACTCAAGGTCAAGTCCATTGATGTGCGGATTAACAGCCCTGGTGGGTCCGTGTTCGACGGGCAGGCGATTTACTCGGCACTGAAGAACCACCAGGCGACCGTGACCACCTATGTTGATGGTTTGGCCGCAAGCATCGCCTCGGTGGTGGCGATGGCCGGCGACCGTGTCGTCATGGCCGAGAATGCTTTGCTGATGGTTCACAACCCATGGTCGTTCGCGCAAGGGGATGCGTCCGAGATGCGGAAGATGGCGGACGTTCTCGACAAGGTGAAGTGGACCATCCTCGGCGTATACCGTGACAAGACCGGACTCAGTGACGCGCAGTTAACCGAATTGATGGACGAAGAGACGTGGATGAGCGCTGAAGAGGCCAAGGCCTACGGTTTTGTCGATGATGTGACCGGCACGATGCAGGTTGCCGCCTCTTTTGATATGAGCAAGTTCAAAAACGCACCGATTATCAACCACGCCGATCTTGCCCCAGGGCAAGAAGAGGCACAACCCACGGCATCGCAGCCGGAGGAGGAACAGACGATGGATAATGAAGCCGTCGTGGTCCAGGCTGGGCCACAGGAAGTGTCTGCTGGCGTGTCTTACGACGCCGCCGAAATCGCCGCGCTTTGCGCTGCTCACAATCTGCCCACCGCCAAGGTGGCCGACTTCCTGGCGCGGAAGCTCACCGTTGACCAGACTGCCAAGGAGATCTTAAACATGCAGACCAACCACGCCTCTGCCGCGGCTGCGGTCGAAAAGCAAGACATCAACTTCGGCATCGGCAACGAAATCAAGAATTACAGCCTGTTTAAGGCGGCAATCGCGCAGTCTACCCACAACTGGGCGAATGCCGGGTTTGAGCGCGAAGTGTCCAACCACATCGCCAAGCATCTTGGCATGGAGCCGAAGGGGTTCATGCTCCCGTACAGCATCTTCAACACCATGACCTCCGGCGGCGCCGGGACCGGCGCTGAGTTGGTTGGCACCGATCACCTGGCCGATCAGTTCATCGACGCACTACGCGCCAAGACCCGCCTCGGCCAAATGGGCGCTACCATCATCGAAGGGCTGAAGGGCGATGTGGACATCCCGAAGCTGCTGACTGGCGGCACCTTCTACATGGTTGCGGAAGACGGCGCACCGAGCGTGAGCACCCCGACCACCGGCACCCTCCCGCTGTCCCCGAAGTCCGGATCTGCTGCCGTGCATCTGTCCCGCAAACTCCTGAAGCAGTCCAGCCCGTCGGTCGAGGCGATGATCCGCAGCGACCTGCTCAAGGGGGTTGCACTCCTAATCGACAACGAGGGCATCAACGGGACCGGCGCCGACAACCGCCCGCTCGGCATCCTGCTGACTCCGTCCGTGAATACCTCAGTGGTGACTTCGGCTGGCAACCCTGACTGGGATGAGATCGTGGCGTTTGAAACTGCCGTTGAGGCCGACAACGCCGAAGCGGAGACCATGTACTTCCTGACCACTCCTGCTGTCAAGGGTGCCATGAAGGTCAAGCCCCGCTTCGCATCGACCGGACTGCCGATCTGGGCAGACAACAACACCGTCAACGGCTACAACGCCCTGACCTCCACCCAGGTGCCGAGCAACGGGATCATCTTCGGGGATTTCTCGTCCCTGGTCATCGGCATGTGGGGCGCGATTGATCTGGTGGTGGACACCGCAACCGACATCAGCAAGGGCGGCATCGTGCTCCGTCCGTGGGTTGAGTTCGACCTCGGCCTGCGCCACATCGAGTCCTTCTGCATCAACGCTTAATGAAAGGGATGGGGCGGGGTAAAACCCGCCCTTCTGCCATGAAGATAAAACTTCTCAAGGGTGTCGTGGCTGGCGGCGCGGCCCGCAGACCAGGTGACATTGTGGACGTTGACGACAAGCAATCGGCCTATCTTCTCGCCAATGGCAAGGCCGTCGCGGTCATCGATGAAGATCAACCAGCACCGCCAGCCACCAAGCGCGGCGGCAAAATAAAGGAGTCCTGAGATGGGCATCAACGCCAACCAGTTCACCTCAACGTCGCTCTTGAGCGCGAGGCAAATTACCTCGACGACTACTGGTGCGGCGGTTGATGTGATGTTGCTGAAAGGGAAGGGGAAAATTGTCCTTCAATGCGGTGCGGCAACCGCGGGGACCAACCCTACCGTCACCGTTAAACTCACCCACTGCACCACCTCTGGCGGGTCTTATTCCGATGTGTCTGGGATTGCATTTACAGCCGTCACCGACGCAGCCAGTACCCAGCAAAAGTATATCGACTGGGACTCGGTGCATCGCTACGTCAAGGTGGTCGCCACCGTTGGCGGCACCAACACGCCAACATTCCAGCTCGCGGTTCACGCCGAGAGCATTACCAGTTAAGGCTCTGAATGCGGACACGTTATCGAGTCCAAAGATGCAGGCACTGACGTGTTGTGCAAGTGTGTGATCCACTTTAACTAGAAGTAAGCGGCTGTCATGCTCCCCCCACATGGGCAGCGCCGGACACCGTAACCGGCTCACGGACTATGAACCTATTCGACGACGACGACATCCTCGGCATGATCCGCACCCTTGGGGGTGGCGAGGCGATCACGCTGGACGGGCCAACCGACTCCGCGACGGTGTACGCCATCGTTGACCTGGGCCATCGGGCGGTGCAGTTTTCGGACGGGGAAGTGTCAGCGCTGGCTCCATCGGTGACGGTGCGGACGATGGATGTCGAAGACTTCCTGGTGCCTGGGGATCTCATCCAGGACGGCACGTTCGCCACGGTGCGGGAGGTCAGTTACCGGGTGCTGTCGCATCAACCGGACGGGCAGGGGTTCTCGGTGCTTGTGCTAGGACGTGACGAATGAGCCAGCGCCAGACCATCATGACGGCCTTGGGGACGGCGCTTAAAGGGCTGACCAAGGCCAACGGTTACAACCTCGACCTGGGGCGTCGTCTGGTGGAATGGCCGACCACGGCTGTAGACCAGATGCAACTGCCGGCGCTGATGTACCGGGACGGGCGGGCCAGTGTTGGGGTGCAGACCGAAGAGGGCCAGCCGGTGTCCTTTGGACAGCACGAACACCAGTTGACGGTTGAGGTGGTGGCCTTGGTGACGACGCCGGCAGACGCCAGAAAAGCGGTCGAGGATGTCACCGCGCTGCTGTGGGCCAACCGCAAACTTGGCGGGGCGTGTCGCTGGATCACCCTCTCCGCGCATCAGATCGAACAAGAGCAAGCCGACCGTCGCCAGGTGGCGGCAGGAATGACGTTTACCATCAGCTACCGGACGCCGCTGGGCGAAATCTAAGGAGATGATCACATGGCAGAACAATACCTCGCACTGGTTGAAGAGGCGGCACGCGGCACCGATCCCGGCAGCGGCTACCTGTTCCTGCCGATTTCCGGCACGCTGCAACCGAAGTTCACACCGACCGATGAACCGCGCCAGGAGTTCCGTGGCAACTCGACGGAGTTGGGCGCACTGACCGTCACCCGGCGCGAGTCGTTGTGGACGTACGAACTGGAATGCTCCTGGTATCCCGACAGTCAGGCCATCGGCATCCTGTTCAAGCATCTGCTGGGAGTGGCTGACGAGCGGGCGACGGTGGACACCTCGGCCAAGCGCGGCATCATCTACCCGATTGGCAACGGCTACGCGGGCGGCGCACCGCAGGAGGGCAAGGGCATCGGCATCGTCCCGAACACCGACGAAGGCGGCACCACCAAGTCGCAATACTTCGGCGGTGGGCGCGTGACCAAGTGCGTCATCAAGATGGAAGGGACGGCTGACATCAAGCTGACCTTCACGCTGCAAGGGCCGGGCGAGTATGTCGGCGCAGCGGATCAGACCGCTATCAGCAATCCGACCTTCGGCAGCGTCGCACCGTTCGTGTCCTCGGACGCGCTCTGCTACATCGGCAGCGGCATTTCGCGCACTGGCACCAAGCCGGAGTTCACCGCCATTGCCGCTGGCACGATGAACGCCTTTAGGCCGGACAGCATCGAGATCAACATCACCAACGGGCTGTCGGACAAGGTCATCATGAACGGCGTCCTCGGACCGTCATGGACGACCCGCGAGTCGCAGTTCGCCGTCGAGATTTCCGCGCCGATGGATTACGACGATCCGGCCAGCGGCTTTAGCTCTGCCGACGAATACAAGACCATGTTCAGCGGCGTCCGCACCAACTCGCTGCTCTTTGTGCTGGACAACGGCGTGGTCGCCGGCAGTACCACCGCCAAGTATTCGGCAGTGATCGACGTGCCGAACGTCATGGTGAGCGCCGAACCGCCGGAGCGCAACACGGAAGGCAAGACGCCGAGCATCGCGTTTAACCTGAAGTCGCTCTACTCGACCACCACGGACTATCCGATTGCGGTCCTCACCACGGACCAGAACGCAACGTACTAACGGGGGAACAGATGGCTGTCGAACTGCATGATTATGACCATGTATTTACCTGCATCCCGCAGGTGTACCCGAACACCGAGGGGCATCGTATTACGGTGCAGATGAAAGCCGTGCCGCAGGTTGACATCGAGGCGCAGGCCCGCGTGGAGGCCGTGCTGGACGTGGAAGCGCGGGGCAAGAAGGCGGTGGAGTTCATCGGCAGCAAGGTGGTTGACATCAACTGCGACTGCGAACTGTGCGCCGATAAGCCGGGCGTCAAGGTGGGGGCGCGGTACATCTCCACTTACGAGGAAGCGCGGAAGGTAGCGCAGCTCAACGAACTGGTGAAGTGGATCACGTTGTCGGTCTACGCACCGCGCTATCTGACCGAGGCCGAAGTAAAAAACTAATCGCCGGGGTGCGGTACGGCCTCCGCACTCCGGCTTACGATTGCGAGACGTGCAAGGCACAGGACAAGCGCAACTGCAATAACCAGGCAGGCTACGTTGAGACGCTGGTCAGCAAGGAGCAGTGGAAAGATTGGCCGGCTGTGCGGCATGTAGAGAAGTGGGGCGACCTCAAGCTGTACGAATGTCCCCTCACCGCGATCAAGCCGCAGACATGGGAAATTTTGCGGATCGTCAATGCCACCATCAACGGGGACGGGGATATTGCCTGCCTCCCGTATCCTGGGGCGTACATGGATCAACCGCAATGGTATCGGCAAGCCGTAGAGATCGTCCGACGCGAACGCAGCGAACACCGGCGCAAAGAGATGGAGTCGAAGCGTGGCCGTTAAAACACTTGAAGCGCTCATTACCGCCAAGGACGCGACGAAAGCCGGCGTAGACTCCGCAAAAAAGAACCTGGGCGGGCTATCGTCCGCCGTCTCAGGTCTTGGCCCCTCCATTGCCGCGCTCGGCCCGATGATCGGGTTGGCGTTCGGCACCGCCGCCATCAAGCAAAGCATCGACGCCTTTGTCCGCCAAGAGCAGGCCGTGTTCCAGTTGGAGCAGCGGCTGAAGTCGACGGGCGGCACCTCCGGCAAGACCTCCGAAGAACTGCAACGCCTCGCCTCTGAATTGCAGGCTGTCACGACCTACGGCGACGAAGCCGTGATTGAGATGCAGTCCCTGCTGCTTACCTTCACCAACATCCAGGGCGCAACCTTCGACGAGGCGACCAAGACCGTCCTCGACCTGTCTACGGCGATGGGGCAAGACCTCAAGACCTCGGCGGTGCAGCTTGGCAAGGCGCTGAACGATCCGATTGCCGGCCTCACCAGCCTCTCGCGCATTGGCGTCAAGTTCACCGAGGAGCAGAAGAAGCTCATCGAGCAGATGATGAAGACCGGCGACATTGCCGGGGCGCAGAAGATCATCCTGCAAGAGTTGAAGGTTGAGTTTGGCGGGGCGGCAGAAGCGGCCTCGAAAGGTTTGGGCGGGGCGCTTCAGCAGATGCGGAATGCGGTGGCGGACTCAGGAGAGAGCCTGGGTAAGATATTGGCGCCCGCTCTTATCCAAGTTGCCGGGGGCATCAAGGAGGCGGCTGAAGCTGTCACCAGCCTTAACAATAAGTTCTACGACGGCATCGGGATAACAGCGCAGTGGGCGGCGGCGCTCTCTGTCGGGGACATCACGGCTGGCGAGTTCGCGTCAACCCTGCTGAAAGAACTGGTCGGGATTGACCGTGGGGCAGGTGCGCGGCGACTTCAGCAGATTGGGGTCGAGCGAGACAGGATGGGGGGCCAGTTGGCCCTCGACACCGCCAACATGCCGCCGGTCCCGCCTGAGATTTTGCAGAAGCAGCAATACCTCACGCAGCAAGCGGAGGCGCGGGCGGCGGCAGACAAGGCCGCAGCGCAGACGCGGCAAGAGTCGATTGCCAAAACAATTGACGCGATGAAACTTGAGGCAGACACCGCTGGCATGTCTGACCGGCAGGCCACGCTGTACCGCCTCACGGTGCAGGGGGCGACGGACACGCAAATCGCCTATGCTGACGCCCTGCTGCGGACGGCAGAGGCGCAGAA